CCTTTGTCCTGATTACAACTGGTACAAGCACATACGACATTCGTTGCGATGTCTTCACCGCCACGAGAGCGAGGATGGACATGATCGATAGATAACTGAGATAAATCATAAGTCTTTCCGCAATAGATGCAAGTGTGGTCGAAATGTTCCTTAATGCTGCGCCTCCACAGGCGCTTAGCTTCTGGAGAGGTCATAACGATTAAGTTGTAGAGGTAGTCGTCAGGGGTAGGAAGTAGAGGAGTCATGCGCGGCTTTTTCGTGCTCGGTTTTTAGATGCTGCTTCGAGGAATGTTTTACCATTCTTTCTGTGGGATACATCTTTACCATCACCGTTACCGTAAGTGCCACGTTTACGATTCTCCTTGTTTAGTTCAGTACGTTTTTTAATCTGTAGTTTAGATGCGTCGTACTTTTTCTGATACGATTTGTAGTTACCGTTGGCGTATTTAGCGCCACTGAATTTAGACTTTCGGGCCATGGAGTCTCCGCTGGACAAGTTCAGGGTCAACAGTAGGCATTACTGCTGCAAGTTTATCAAGGGGGCTGCCTTCAAAGGCGACCCCACTGATGTCATTAGTCTTTAGCCAATCACAAGCGGCTTTTAGATCCGCAGTAGAAGCTTCGCCAGACTTAATCCTAGCCAAAAATTCTTTTGTGACGAGGTTGTGAAGTTCATTAAATTGGTCTTCAGTCGCTTTCTTTTTGGGCATCTTCAGTCACCTTAGGTTTCCTGGGTGATTTAATTTCATAACGTTGCTCACCAGGCTCGTTATACAAACGACCCAAAGCTTTTTCAGCTTCAGCTTTTTTAGGATAGGTGCTAAGCACTTTACCTGAATATGTATCTACAAGTTGATAAGCCATAATTAAGAGTTTTTAAGTAGCATTTGGTCAAGTTTGTTTTCAATACGGATCATGTGCGATTCCATTTTACTTACGGCTTCACTAAATTGTTCCTGGGGAACATAATTAGTTGCAACACGAAGTTCAAATGCGTCAACACGACGATCTAATTCAGTTATTCTGTTGTGTAGTCGATTTGTAATAGCAGCACCGCCAGCAATTACTGCTACAAGTGCTGAGACACCAGCTTCAATCATTTATCAAAGATACAATAGGTACGATGTCGTGGCATAACACCTCTACTCGACTACCGGGTCGAAATGTGAAGCCAGCTTTCATTATCTCAGTGCACTTCAATGCTCGGACAAGTTCGTAGTCCAGTCGCATCTTTTGTTCATGCCGTCGTGCAATTTGTTTACAAGTTTCTACCATACCACCATCTAGCGGTACAGAAAATCCAACCTGCACTCCAAAATTACTATTACGTTGGTAACTATCGGTATGAACATCACCACCCATATAAAATGGTTGGAATGTCATAGTAGTCCCGTTACATGAGTTACCATTTACAAAATATTGGCGGCTTGGTGCACCATTGTTTTGGAATTGTACAGCTTGGTTAGTAACGTTACCCGTAGCCGCAGCTACAGGTGAAGCACTGTTCTGTACCGTAGGCTCCTTTGCGTAAGCTGGGCTTACTGCGAGAAGACTGACAAGGAAGTAGTAGTAGAGACTTGTTGGATTGTTTCGGTTACGTCGATTGTCTCGATTACACCGGCTGCTCGCTCTACAATCTCCAGTTGAAACTGTTCCCCAGAATTTGTTACTGAGAAAGTTGTTGATGCATCTTCGATTGAACCACTGGGTGTTACGTTGGTTCCAGACCATGATTTATAATCTCCACCGTACACTTCAGTAGCAATCGTACGGTTAATATCGATTGTGGTTGTAGTAGTAGATTGCATACTACCTTGTGTAAAATTAGGCGTGACGGATTGAGCCGACACAGGTGCTGCCAACAGCATCAGCAAGATTAGTCTTTTCATTTATTTTTTTCACGAGTGATTGAAAAAGTTGCTAAAGTACCACTAAGAATGGAAGCCACATATGTTGGATCCATTTTTGGCATCCATCCTGCATAAGATGCAGTCAAGAGTCCAGCGGACCAGCAGAGGACGACGAATTTGATAAATCCGGCTTTCCTTTCGTTATCTTGTTCCATGACTGCTTAAATACAGGTTTAAATAAATTAACTAAGTGTTTAAACAGTGAAGTAGCAGTTAGGGTGGCAGCAACTGAAACAAAAGCTGTTGTAGCTGCTGTAACCAAAACTTCACCACTTGGTACTGGTAATTCAACATCAGTACCAGGTATTTCAAATGTTTGTACCTCAGGGATTTGAGACATTGGTGGTGGAGTTGGGGTTGGTATAGCGGCTGGTTTAGGTTGGGCTTGTTCGGATTGTTCCCGTGCTGGTTTAGCTTCAATACCTGGAGGTGGTCTAAGGTCGCTAGGAGGCACCACAAGGGGCGTATAAGAGGGCAAATCAGCCCGTGGTACCTCCAGTACCGGAACAGGTAATTGAAGCGGCTCAGGGAGCGTTATAGACGGGAATACCGGTGGTTCTCCCAAGTCCATTATTTACCTGGAAAAAGACCGTTACGAATAAACTCGACAGCTTTATCGTCGATGTCGTTATCGGTAGATTCAGCAAGTTTTTCCAGCATCTCAACAATCAACGCTTTAACGCGATCAGATTGCAGAAATTGAAAAAGAATAGGACGAATAAGGGTGATCATGATTCAAAAAGGTTTTCAGGTTTAGGTTCAACCGACCATCTACGTCGGAATCGACCATTACTAAGTTCAGGTACTTGCTCTACAAGTATTTCCGTTTCGGGGGCATACTCAGGAGGAGTACCTTCGGCTACATCTGTCTTCCACGTACCAGTGGCAGGTGGTTCACGAGCGTATTCAACATCCGACCAAAACAGACGAATGCTTGTCTCAGATGCAGGGTAGTCAACGACTACGTTATCTTTAATTACAGCTTCCATAATAAAAATTAACTTATAAAGAGTATTGATCTATACCATTACCACTACCCCCGCCAACATACAGGTGGCTGCCGTCAGGGGAGATATACATAGACCACGGAGTGGTTTCTTGCGCAGTTACAGTAAGACTATCGTCAATTGTTGGACCTACCATTGAAACGTCGTAAGCGGTAGTAGCATTCCATTGATAAATCTTGTTGTATACGTTACCCACAATGTAAAAACGTTTACCGTCTGGTTTCATAAACATTCCCAGGCCAGCGCTTTCGTTGAGAGGTGAAGAAGCAATACTAGAGCCAGCGCTAGATGTGGTCGAGCCTAATGTTGAAATGTCCCAAGCGGTTGAAAGATCAATGCGTTTTATAGTATTTGAACCCATGCCCTGAACAAACACCATTGTTCCATCGGGGCTGAAGCTAATTCCCCGAATGTTGCTTTCAAATGTGCTAACGCTTGCTACTCTTGTCCATGAAGCTGTACTCAAATCCCATCCTGTAGACAAGGTGTATTGGTTAATGGTACTGTTCGTAAGGTCTGCAACGTAAAGTCCGGTCCCGTCAGGCTTAAAAAATATGCCAACGGGATTGGGGTTGTTGGTTGAATTTGTATACAATTGATAATCACGGGCTCCATGGGAGCTGATGTCCCAAGCCGTTGGCAAAGTTGTTTCTCTTAGCTGTCTAGATGGATTTACAGTGTAAACTTTTGTGCCGTCAGGCTTAAAAAATATTCCGCGAACATCTCCGCCTGCGTTGACGGTGTCAAACCGAACAAAACTTGCGGTACTAACGTCAGACCAAGAGGCAACGCTACTACTTGTTGAAATATTAGACCCAACCAAAGAAAGTAGAATGCTCATGACAAACCAACACCTGTTACATAAGCACCAGCATCTGCATAGTACATAATAGTTGCAATACCATGTTGAGCTAAAGTAAATGGGCCTGTTGATCCGTCTCCAGCTTTGTATATAGTAACGCCTGTTCCTGCTTGAATAGTAACACCCGCTAATCCGGTATTTACAATAGTTACAATACCTTCCTCTGTATTATTATTGTCCACATTAATGGTAATAGTTCCTACCGGAATACCACATTGAATAACATGGCCTAAATAAGTTGACGCATTTACAGTAGAAGCTGTGTTAATAAAATGCTCTTTAATAAATTTGGTTACGGTAGAATTATTGAAAGTAGTTTCACCATTAAAAGTAGAAGCATTAGTGAAAGCAGTATCACCATCAACAGTGTTACTACCGTCAGTTTTTAACGTAATTTTATTGCCAGCTGTATTGGGAGTACCTTGACTATCAACTTGTTGAACAACACCGTCAACGCTAGTACCACCAATGTTTAAATTGTTTACTCTAAGATTACTATTGAAAGTAGTTTCACCATCAATAGTATTTGTACCGTCAGTTTTTAAGGTAATTTTATTACCAGCTGTATTGGGAGTACCTTGGCTGTCAACTTGTTGAATTACACCATCTGCGCTTGTACCACCCACATTTAAATTGTTTACTCTAATGCTGCTCATGATGGCCTCAAAAATTCAATGGACAAAGATTGGTTAGTTAAAGCATTAAGTACCCCATCTAATCGCAGAGCTATTGATGTTGTAGTATTGTTTGTATCGGTGCCCTTATCCCAAACAACTGATGTTTTAATAACTTCACCAGCTGCACATTCTAGGATTGCAGAGTGCTCATAGCTAGTAGTACTTGCTTCTTGATCTCGCCTATTAAACACTTTAATATAAAGTGTATCGTTCCAACCCGTTTTATTGTTAGCAGCAGCACGAGCGATACCAGAAGTTATGCGATGTACTTTTGTGGTATCAGCAAACGTCGGAAAAGTTGCCAAAAATTGATGATTCACACGATAAAAACCTGCTTGAGGAACTACATACCAGTAATTAGTAGCATCCCAAGCAGAATGTGTATCTGTTTCAAACTCGGAGCCGATGGTGGCTGGATCTTTTACCCATTCAATAGGCCGAGAAAAACCACCACTACTAACATACTCTGTATAAGACGTTGTGTTGTAACCAGCTAGCCTTAATAAAGGTACAGCCGTACTATTTGGTACTGTTTCCCAATCAAGTTCACCTGAAGTGTTACCAGCAACTAAAGCTTGACCAGCACTAGAGTTACCACTTGGAAATTTAATTGTTACGTCAGTTGACGTGCTAGCAGCAGAAAGGGAGACTGAGCCTCCCCCGCTACTTGATAATTTAACAGAAGACATAATAATTTAATTAAACAATAGTCCAGGTTGAGCCAGGAGGAATAGTGATTGTGACACTTGGGTTTACAGCAAGTGGACCAGCAGACATAGCGTTTTTACCTAAAGTAATGGAGTAGTTAGCAGTTACTGCTTGATCGTTTTCAAAAAACACTAGATTAGTACCACCACCTTTAAGTGTTTCAGGAGTTGGTGTTTGCCAATACAAAGTTCCAGCGCCGTCTGTAGACAGTATTTGAGTAGTAGCTCCATCTGCAGCTGGTAATGTCCAAGTAACATCTGCTGCGATAGCACTAGGAGCTTTAAATCCTACAAAGTGAGAACCGTTAGCAGCTAATTCCTTGAATGCAAGAGTGTTAAGAACGTTTCCAGAAGTTTCAGATAGGAATAGGTTGCCAGTAAACGTATCACCAGTACTACGTGCAACGCTGCTGTCAACTTGAAGTTCAGTATTACTAATTTCTAAACCACCATTAGCAGCTAAATCAACGCTAAACTCAGTGTTAGTTAGATCAAGACCATCGCCAGCGGTATAGGTGGTGTTAGTATCAGTAGCAGCGATGGTAATTGAACCGTTACCGTTGGTAATATTAACATTAGTACCAGCCGTAAGTGTAGCTTTACTTAGTGTGGTTCCACTTGAATTACCAATCAGAAGTTCACCATCGGCATAACTGGTTTGCCCAGTACCACCGTCAGCGGCCGCAAGTGTTCCTGTGATCGAAGAAGCACCAAGATCAACTGCAATTTCATTGTCCTGTCCTTCAGTTACAAGGCCGCCGTTGGCTTTTAGATCAGCAGCAAGTGAAATTGAACCAGTACCATTAGTGACGGTAATACCATCTCCTCCAGTAATAGTGGCTTTGGAAAGTGTATTACCAGTTGAATTACCAATCAGCAATTCACCGTCGGTGTAACTGGTTTGTCCAGTACCGCCATAATCAACACCAATTGTTGTACCATTCCAAGTACCAGTACCGATGGTACCGACGCTAGTCAGACTAGAACCAGTAACAGTAGAGCCTAGAGTGGTGGCGTTTAGAACACTTGACCCATTAATCTTATAATCTTTGCCTGATGCAAGATTAATGTTTTCACTGCTAGTCCAAGATGTGGAAGATTCTACATAATTAAATGTCTTATCGGTGGTCCCTTTAACAGTAACACCGCCTCCATTTGAATAAAGATCACTTGGGCCAGGCTGGCTAAATGTTATGTTTGAATTAGTGGCTGTAATGTTATTGCTAACAGTAACTTCGTTAACGTTATTAACCGTCTGGTGGCTGACAATATATGTGTTTGCCGGAACACCGGTACCGGTAACCAGCATATTATCGATTACTTTGGCAAAATCATCGTCACTAACACCAGTAATAGTAGGACTATTATTTGTAGTGTTGCCAACAAAATCTTCACCAACAATAGAACTTAACGTAAGGTTTTTATCGTCAAGTGTAATTTCAGTACTGTTAACTGTTGTAGTCGTACCATCTACTTGGAGGTTACCACCAATAACAATATTGCCAGTTGTAGTAACAGAAGCTGCTGCAATAGCCCCACCATTAGTAATGTCATTACTATTTAGGTTGAGGTCGCCGGTCATTTGACCAGTACCATCTGTTGGCAGAGCACCCGCCGCCAAATCGTAAGCCTCTTTTACTGCAGCTGCAGAGGCAACAACAGTAGAAGAATTTGTGTTTGTAGTATCAGTAATGCCTGTAATTGAACCAGCTGTTCCAGGACCACTCCCGTTATCAAAAGTGATACCGATATTTTGGTTTAGGTCAATATTACCCGACATAGCACCGCCAGTTTTTGGCAGAGCAGCATCAGCGGTAGTATTAGCAGTGTCTGCGTGATCATAAGCAGCTTTTACGGCACTAGCTGTTGCAGCAGTCGTGGTTGAGGTACTGTCTGTCGCAGTGTTTAATTGGACAATGCCTGCAGCAGAAGTTGTAGCAGCGTTAATATCTAAAGTAACAGTTTTTACACCATTAGCAGTAGCAGTGGTTTTAGTAATAGGTAAGGTTACATCTACCTCTCCAACTTTACCATCTGTGTATTGTTTATTAGCAGCATCTGTATTTTGACCGGGGGTACCAAGACCGACAATTTTATAATTATTTAGGTCAACATTAGATCCAATTTGGATACCATTTTGTGTGGTAGATTTAACAGTTTGGTTAGCAGTATCTAAAGTTTCAATAAGAAGAGGGATACCTAAACTACCTGTAGGAAGACTGACGCTTCCCGATTGCTGATCAACTTCAAAATCACCAGCCTTAAACTTACCTTGATGGTCAACAATAACAGCCCAGATTTTGCCACCATCCAATTCAGTAATCTGTTTGGTTTCATCTGGCGTACCACCGTTTTCAGGTAGTGCTCTGTAGTCAGTACCACTTCCCGCATATTCCATAGTGTGACCGCTAGATGCGACCATAGAACGGAAATAAAATGAAACCGTGGTATTGTTACTGACAGGGAATTGCAAACCATCATTAAGAGACGCATTAGTTTGGTTTGCCCTAAAGATAGTAACCTCACCGGTTGTGCTATTCCAATTAGTAATTGGATAAACCACTGATCCAATTTGGACTACCATATTGGTTGAGGGGACGCCTGTTCCTCCGCCACCAATAGTAAAAGATGAAATATTATCAATTTTTATTTTATCAGCTCCAACAAGGTAACCGCTGTTTTGATTTACCTGTGCCGTAAAAATTGCACTTGGCGACTTACCGTCTGCAACCAAAGCATAATCACCAAAGTCAGTGGTTGATGCAGCAAGGTTTGCTTGACCACCATTATGAGCTTTGAGGTGGTAATGACCAAAGAATGAATAGCTACTCGTCAGCTGTGTGTAGCCATTATTAGTAACAAAGATACCTGGACCTTTAAGACCAACTTGTGTAAAGCTGTCAGCAACCATTGACCGCAGTTTACTGTCATATGCAGGTTTAGCACCGTCAATAATAATACCACCTCCAGTAAATTCAGAGGTCAAATCACCAGCAGTACCAGCAGCAATATCGGTAGTACTGTAAGCTACTCGCTGGTCCCAATCACCTGGCATTGGATTTGAATAATCTTCTCTGTAATTAGAGTTAAGAATCTGACTATCAGTAAAGTTAGTACAGTTTTGAATATAAGGTGATTTGTTAATCTTAGCTCCAGGCAAGAAGCCAAAGATCCAACCCTGATAGCTAGGCAAGCCTGTAGGATTGGTAGAGGAGTTGTACGCATCAATAGGGTGTGGGTCTGCGCCAGTTGTATCAGCTTTCATACCAACAAAAGTCATGTTGGCAATGTAAGTACCGCTATTACAACGGAACATCACAGCGTCAACATAATTCTGCTGGTTTACGTTCCAATAATCAGGGTTAGTAGTTCCAGCGCCAACAGTTTGCTCAGCTTCCATAGTTTGATATGGATCTTGCATCTTGCTTTCGCAGTTAGACAACGGCTGTACAAAGACACTACGAATAGAGTCACCAACAATTGACAGGTTCTTTTGGGTGATGTCTAGCGGCAATTGTTCCTGATAAACACCAGGGGCAATTGAAATGTAGTCACCATCATTAGCAAGTTCAAGAGCACGTTTAATAGTACGTACTTGGTTGATAATACGCCTTCCATTATTTGTATCATTACCACTATACCTATCAACATAAATAGTTGTAGGTTGCACAGTAAAGTCTCCACCTGATGCTACAGCAACCCAACTGGTACCATTGAAAATACTAACAGTTTTGTCGGCGTCATTTTGAAACCAGACTTGACCCTTTAATTTATTAGTAGTAGACAGTGCAGAAGCGCCTGGCTGTGTTACATAGTTTCGATAGCGATGCTCAGCGGTAGCAGCAGAAACAAGACGGTCGTCATTAAATGCGCCGCTTTGCGTTTCAGTTAGACCCTCAGTTTCGATAATAATATCGTCTTCTAAAAGTCGATTAGCATCAACACCACCTTCTTGGATACCAATAACAGTTGTACCGTTTGAAGTATTAGGCCTTACATCGATACCATCTGCACCAGTTATGTCAGTTGTGATAGCAGTGTCAATCTTGGTGTCAACACGGTCATCAATAGCTTCTGTAGTAGCAATTTTGGTATCGTCACTTACCCAAGGATTTCCATCATAAATAGTGTTGTCAAACCTATCCCAATAATAATCTTTCAGGTATTCTTCAACATCTTCAGGAACACCAGGGCAGTTAGCTTCTTGTAGAGCATAACGAAGTTGCTCAAAGTTCTTGTTCAGGTCATCGGACCTAATGGCAGAACCAGGGTTGAACAACGCTCGGATGTCGTCAGTGTTGGTAACACGACGGATCTTAACGTTGTCAACATAATCTTCGTTTTCTCCCAATACTTGATCCGTTTTATTAGGGGGAGCAGTACCAGTAAACTCTACAATGGTTGGGTTAGCATCATCAATTTGCCAGGGATAAGTGGCATCAGTCGTGAGTTTTTCGTCCCATTCTTTAGTTGTAGCGTTCCAAAAGTAAACGTGTATTTCAGATTTAAAAATGTACGGGAAGTTAAAAGAAAACTGTGTCTTTGTCCCGTCTCCAGATTGAATTGTTTGTACGTCAGCACACGACATGATTAGTCACAATGTTATTTACGAATTTGGATGGATTCTAAATTAAGAGTTTCACCTGCAATATTAGCTTGAGCAGTCAAATCTTTTTCAACTTGCCTTAACTCAATTGCAGCGTACATGTCAGCATCCATCTCTGCATAAGCAATATCTTCTGCAGCACGCCGGGCTTCAGACAGCCTAGCATGGATGTCATGCCATTTCTTAAGAGACACTTCATCAGACTTGTAACCTTGACTACGTAGTTGACGTAGCTTTTCAATGCTCTTCCAATTACCAGCATCACGCATAATTTCTGCAATAGCTTCTCTAAAGAATCCACGCTCACCCATCAGACGGAACAATTCTGAACGTTCAGCAGGAAGTAGTTTAACACCATCCTTAGTTCTAAACGTAGTGTTAACGTCAAACTCAATCTCTTGTAAAAACTTTTCCTCAGGAGATTGGTCAGGGTGTACTTTAATGGGACTGTAAGCATTCCAAAGGCGTTGCATTATGCCATAACCATTAGGTTTCTTACCAGTAACCGGGCTGTAAATATACGGTTCACGGTTAGTAGGATCAAGAGCACCAACAAAACGGTTACGGTTTTGAAGTTGTGACATAAGGTCTTGTTCAACTTCTTGTAAACCTTCGCTAAAAATACGTGACCATTCACCACGTAAAGAAGACAAAGGACCAAGGCTGTTAATAAACCCAGCACCCCAGCGACTCATAGCACCTTCATTACCACTCACCATATCCATCAAAGGTTTGAGAGTAGACAAAGCAGTGCGATCAGTGATAGCAGCACCAAGTACAAAAGCAGCTTTTTCAAAGAACCTTTCAGTAGCAGCTTCACCTAACATGTCAAAGTTGTCACCAATATTAGCAACAAGTGCCATCCAGTCTGCTAAAGGACCGAAAGAGTCGTAAGAATACCACTTACCGTCTAGACCTTTGATACTACGAGGTTTCCAGTTAGAGTTCTTTACTCGTGATGCTTGTGATTCTTTATCATAAAGACCATCACCAGTAATACGATCATTCATAAAAAGACCAACCGCACCAGTCACTGCAAGACCACCAATAGCCTTACGACCACGAGTCATGTACTTAAGATCTGCTAGTTTGTTTTGCTTAGCAATAACATCCATATTTTCAATATTAATGTTACGTGCTTTTAGCAAATCATTAACACGATCTTCATTTGCAAGTAGATCAGCAAGAGGAGTGTAAGCTAATTCATTAACATCACGTTGGAATGGCGTCCAAGGTCCATACTTACCCATGATGTCAATCATGTTCATTCCAGTAGTCTGGAACATCATAAATGGACGAACAGTAGGAAGAACGTTAACAAAGTCAGTCATACCTTGAGCAAGAGGTGTGTCAAGGTTCAATGCCATCTCATCAGTGGCATACTTAACGGCTTCATCTTTCAACAAACCATCATCACCAAACATCTTTTTATAATATTTGTCGGCAATAGGTTTGACGTTTTCTTTAGTAATGGGTTTACCAGATGAGATAAGCTCATCCATTGCACGGAAACGTGCTTCTGCAGATGCATTAAATACACCAGTAAAACCGTCCAACGCTGTCATAGCATTAGGACCAAAGCGCAGAACCGGGTCTTTGGCAAGGTCATTCAACATTTCAATTTGATTGACCACATACTGCAACCCTTCTTTACCTTCAGCAGCTTGAGTACGTGCAGCTTCTTTCAAAAAGGCAAGTTCACGTTCAGATTGCATAAGCAAATCAATTCGAGTAGCAGAACTTACAGAGGCAGGATCACGAGATGCACGCAAGAAAACATCACCAGCATAAGGTAATGCACGTTGGAGTGTTTCACCCATAGAGCTATAAGCTACCCAACCACGTTGAATTGCTTTTAGATCCCAAGACATTAAAGCGCCAGCAAAGTGTGCTGTTGGTTGTGAAATGATACCACCAAAGTTACCAGCAAGAGCACCAACACTTGAACCAATCCCAAGAATACTATTGTAAATATTAGACCAAACACCAGCAACCAGTTTGTTTTGAACTTCTGGGTTAAGATTAACAAGAGCACTACCAAGATCAGTAGTCATTGAGGCAATGTACTGATTCATCTTGACAATAGTGTCAATACGACCATCAGTAAGTTCATATGCCATCAGGAACTGATCCATAAGTTGTGGTTGATTAGCAGCAATTTGCCTTAGGCTATCACCAAACCGTTGGGAATCAGCAAAGATACGTTGTGCTACTTCACCTGCACCAAGCACAGTAGCTTCATTATAACCTTCGATGTTTCTAAATCCATTCTTAATTTGTTGGATTAGACCCATCTTACGGTTTTTGTAGTACTTAGCAGAAGAAGACAACTGACTGACATATTGCATCATGTCAATAATTTTCTCTTGTGCTGCAGGTACTGCGCTAGTACCAGCCATTAGACGTGCACCTTCAGAAAGGTCTGAGATGCGTCCAGAAAGGCTCCCAGCAAGCAAAGACTGTGCCCTTGCTACATCCATACTAGACAGCTCTGAACCGAAGCCTCTGAGGGCTTTAGCAGCCATAGCAAACCCACCTTCCGCAAGGATCTCTTTACCATCTGCATCACGAGTAATGTACGGTTCAAGTACCTGTCGAATGTCTGCTTTACTCATGCGTGGGTCAAACAGTTGGATAGCAACGTCTTCGTTTGCATCTAATACATCATCAAACGTAACCTTCCAGTTTGCACCTTCTGCACCAACACGACCAGCTTGCTTAAGTTGATCAGCAAGACCAAGCACAATATCTTGAGCAGCATCACCACTCTTCAGAGCATACTTAAGAGCAGGCTCAGAGATCATGTTACCAATACGACCATAAGAAGTGTCTAGGTTACGTGCAATTCGTGCAGCATCAATGCTAGCACCAACAACACCAAAGTCATCTACAGTACGTACACCAATTTCAGTGTAGTCATACAAGTCATGGACACCTTTAAGAGGTTGATCAAGTGCAGGGTTTTGACTGTAATTATAAGCACCTACTTCATCCAACGCTTGCTCTTGTTTAAAAACAGAACGTGTGACAGCTTCCTCAGGTGTTTCTCTTAACAAACCACCTTCTCTGTAAGCCTTGATCATTTCTTCTTGCTGTTCAGGACCAAGCTCACTAAACTTAGGCCTTGCTTTTACAGTAGCTTCTTGTACTTCTTTACCAAGATCTTCAAAGTTTTCTGCAGTGTCCCAAATCCTAGCGGTCTGCTCAAATTCGGTAGCCTGGGGTTGTGTGTCAAACACTTTAGCAGCTTGGTTAAACTCAGAGGTCTCAGGTTCTGCTGTCCTTAACCAAGCACGTGCTTCAGGTGTTTCACCTACCAAACGGTTTGATTCACGCAGAGCAGCGGAAGTACCACCAAGAGCACTTACAAAACGAGTAGCACCAATACCAAGGTCAGTAACAATACCAAGACCAAGATCTTCGTAAATGTTCTTTTGTCGTTTGGTGTCTTCATCGTCATCAGCCAAAGTAGCCATGCTATCTGGAATGAAATCAAACGTTTTGGGGAATGATTGTTTAAGAGTACCCGTCAGGTTATCTTCAGTGTACTCACGACTAACAGCACCAACTGCAACACCTGCACCCATTTGAGTACCAGCTTGACCGATAAGTTGTACAAATTTATTGTTCAAAACGGACCAACCAAGCTTAGCTTTTCCTGCCATACCAGCAGCATTTAACAAACCAGCACCCATCATTGTCGGAACAACAACAGAAGAAATTTCACGAACTGATTGTGCTACTTCGTTTTCAAACTCAGTGATTTTTGGTATGTTGACTCCAGGAATAATATTCAGTAAGTCTGTACCAAAATCAAGCAAACTTGTAGGAATAGAAAGTGCTACTTCAGCAGTACCACGTGGGTCAGTTGCAAACTTTTCAAGTGAGCTGTCAATACCACCACCCATTTGGCGACGGTTCCACTCATCACGGCTCATACCTTGAGCAGCGTAATAAGAATAATCTTTAGAAGGATCGAATACTATATCTTCTTGAGTAGCTTCTTCCGTAGAAGGAGCAGAGGGTTGAGCTGGTTTAGGCTGTCCTCCCGTAGGAGTAGGGGGTTGTTCTTCAGGTTGAGCGGCTTGTTCAGCCTGTTGTTGAAGCTGCATCTGAGCGTTAAACTCATCAGACAGCTCCATCTCACCTGGATCCTCCCTAAACTGCTCATAAGGATCGTATTCCATAGTTAATTAGTTTCTTCTGTTGTTAATAATTGTCATAGAGCGAGCCTTTTGATCAGCACGTAGCCGTTCAAAGTTGTTACCAAATCCAGATGCTTCTAAACGACCCGTTTGCGGGTTATAGAATGCATAAGCACGAGCATCACCAATATTGGTGGCATTTAAAGGCATACCAGCAAGATTTTTAAGACCAATATTTACAAAGTCATTAACAGCAGCAGGTGCTTGAACAGTCAAGTCAAGGATGTTAAACATTGCAATGGCGTAGTCTTGTGTACCTTCTTGGTAACCAAGTTGCTTAAGAATAGGTGCATACTTATTATTAGCTGCAGTAAGGTTAGTCATGTATGCAGCATCAGCTTCTTCTGGACTCATATTAGGATCAGTTCCGAAACGCTCTGGTGCATAACTAAATGTACCACGGTTTCTCTTCCCGTCTCCTGGATCTGTATGCCCACGGTAAGCAGAAGTTGTACCACCACCAGCAGTACGTGTACCTTCGTTAATACCAATAGCTACAATAAATGGGTCGTTACTAGAAGCAGTACCGTTGATACCACTAAACGATGATCGCAGGTTACCACCATCATTAAAGTTACCACCTGCTTGACGCAATGCACGAAGCCTTTGTTGTGGACCAGCAATATCACTATAAAGTTGCTGCCTTAGTTCTGGTGACAACTCTTTGTTGATAGTTTGGGTAAGAGTAGGTACAGGTAGTTCAACCAGGTTAAGAGCTTTAAGCTGTCTGTTAATAATGGTAAACGGATCTAAACCATTGGTCATGCCAGCAACTGCAAGTACATCTGTAGGAATTACAAAACCAGGTTTACCGTATTGTTGGATAATTGCTGTTGCTTCTGCAGCGGTAATAATACTTTCTGCTGTATCTAAAGTTTTCTCAAGACCGTCATCACTAATCCTCTTTTGAAGGGCTTGGTAATTACGGCGAGCTTGTTCAACTTTACTAACGTTACCAGTGTTTAGATTGGGGAAATCTGCACCACCACCAGCTTTGGTAGCTTTACGATACCATTTACTGTTTGGATTTCGCGCACCATCTTTAACTTCTTGAGCAAGCTGCATACCAATAGTATTTGCTGCTGTATTAAAATCAGCACCACCTGCTACAGCTTCGTCAACACGTTTCCTATACTCTGCACGCATCTGCTCTTGAAGAAAGACACTAGATGGAGTATTTGGTTTGTTAGTACCAAAAGAGGTTACACCATTTGCAACGCCTTTAAAAGAATCAGATTGATTTTTAAAGACACCTTGGGTATACTTACGTTGCTGGTTTGCAAAACGTTTCTGTAATTGGTTGGCAGCAGTTTGGTCAAGAAACGACAAAGCATCAACAGCTTCTTGAGTAATGAATCCATCAGGAATCGATTCAAGTTTCTCAATTTGTCTAGCTTTTGCTTCCGCTTCTAACGTATAACTAGCTTGGAATTTAGTAATAGAAGATGGTACTTTACCGTAGGTATCTTTAAACGTTTTTACTGCTTCATCAGCAGCAGCTTGGCTAGGATTATTACGAAGCCTTTCAAGAGCAAGTTGCTCAGCTTCTCTGTATGCCAAGTTGTCAGCCTGCATTTCTGCAGTCCGCTGTTGAGTGTCTGCAGTAGAACGTGCTTGTTTCATGTCTGCAAACCTTGAAGGCCACTCATTAGCAAACGGTTTACCTTCAGGTTTTAAAACAGCACTTCCAATCTGCTCCATGGTGAACATAAATTCACCGTTTGGTTTACGCATGGTAGCAAGACTTTCGTATTGTTTAAGTGCTACTTTATTACCATAATCACTCTTCCAAGTTTGGAAAGAGGTTTTGATATTATCATTAAATTGAGCAGGGTTTTGAGTTAGAATTGTTTGGGCATCATCCCAACGCTTTTCTGCTAATTCTTTCTCTTCTCTAGCACGTGCTTTTGTTTGAATACCTTGGTGCAGACGTTGAACTTCAGCAGTACCAACACGCAACAACTCAGGTTTAATGTCAATTAGCAGTTTACCATTGACTGCATTCTCAGGGTTGATAAGGAAGTCACGGTAAAACTGAGTCATGAACTGAGCATTTTCCTCAGAACTCATGCCAGGGTTTTCAGCAATAGCTTTTTGCAACTGCTGCTTATAAACTTCTGTAAGCTTGTAAACACCAGTACCTTGCTCAAGACCAAGACGAGTACCGCTACTCATTGATTTGAGTTTAGAAGCAGTCAAAGAATCAATACGACCCGTTGCCTCAGCTTCTTGAATTTGACCCAAACGCTCTTGTTCAGTTGCTTGTAGTTCAGCCTCCCCTTGGATCTGGTTGATCATTTCGGGAGTTAGAAGACCAGCCTTAGCTAACTCATAAGCACGAAGGCGATCCTCTTCAAACCTCGCTTCGTCAATTTCTTGTACTTTAGCAACAGCTGTCTTACTAAGATCAGCAATGCTCTTGAACATATCAGAAGCAGCTTTCTGATTTATCTCAAGTTGTTGGCGTTTGGTGTCAGCTTCTAAACGCAACCTATCTGCTTCTTTTTGAAAGTTTCCAGTAATAATTGTAGTATTAATTTTGCGCTGTGATTCTTCAATTTGTTGCCCTTCTTTCATTGCAGCCAGCTGACGCTGACGCTCTGAGATCTCAGCATTACGTGCATCCCGCATACTTGCAGCCATACGGGCGCTTTCAGCACGCATGTTAGCAATCTCACTACCGCTGACTTGAATAGGCTTGAAACCAAGCGACTGCGCTGACCTTCGGAATTTTTCTTGTTTAGCCATTAGCCACCTATGTTGTTAAAATGTACTCCAATCAAAAGTAGCCGCACTCTTAGCAGCATCACTAATACCAGAGATCAATGGAACAATAGTATTTTGTTTTGTAGGACGTTGTACAGCAGCAGGAGCCACAGGTAAAGGAGCCATGAATATCCTTTCAGGTGTTTCCATTGGACGCATCATGCGAGGACCACGTTCAGGTTCAATCATCATACTTGCATTAGCTTGCAAGTCAGCAGCATACTTACCAAATGCAATCTGTCTCAAGTTACGTTGAGTTTGCTCTACAGAGCTAGACAAACTAGCATCCATGATTGCAGCGTTCCTACCAAGACTAGCAATGGTAGATTGCATAGCCTTGTTACGAGAGTTACCTGCTTGACCAAGTGCAGCCTTACCTTCTGCTTGTACTTGGTCTACCAAGGCACCTTGACGTTGGAAAGCATACTCATCATACACTTCATTCAACGCAGCTTGTTCAGCCATACGGGCTTCTTGTTGAGCAATGTTGTTGTAGGTAAGTTGATCAGCAGTGTTTTCTACTGATTTACCATACGCCTTATATGCTTGAAGATATTGAAAGTCTTGAATGCTGTCGTTGTACTGCCATTGACGCAGTGCATTAGCATATTCATACTTACGATTGGTTTGGTAGTTAAGTTGTTGAATACCAAATGCAGTTCTATTTGCTTCATTTTGTACATTAGCATCAAGCTCAGCCTGAAGCTTATTCATTTCGTAAGCACGTTCAGCTTGTTCGTTAGCTTCTTTGGCTTGGTTAGAGCCCATGATACCTTCAAACAAGCTGCTACCAATATCAAGCAAAAGGCCTGCACCTGCTGCAGAAATAACAGACATTTCCAACCCCGATTCAGCAAGCTGTTCATCCAAGAGGTTGTAGTTTTTATTTAATTCAAACATTAAGTCCTCCTATAGAATCGGGGAGAGTAGTTACCTTCCCACATCATTGATACCAATGATACAGGATATGGGAAATTGCTTGTCACTTTAAGATCAAAATTAGTATTACGTTGGTGTACAGGTACGATAAAAATTTTCTCTGATTCAACAGGATTACTATCAGCAGAATAATAATCAGCTTCCATGTTGTGCTGAATATCTTTCCATTCGTTAGAGCCTTGTGCTTTTAGCTTGAACTGGATTGCTCCAGTACGACCAATAGAAAACTTAGCTCTAGATATAGTAAGTTGAGCAGTGTAATCAGTTGTAACTTCGTTTCGCCTGTAGTAGAATTTAGGTAAAGTAACTTCAAAGTCATAATTATAACCAACGATAATACCGTCAGCATACTCAAGGAAATTACCTTTTACTTCAAAGTAACGATAACCTGTACCAAGTTCAGTACGTTCGGTTGCTTTTGCCCAGTAACCGGGATCAGCATCAATCACAGCATCTGTACCTTTATCTGCTGTAGGAACAGTCAGAAGCATAGCAGCTTCTTTATTTGCAATAGGTGTGTACGGTACGTAGATTTTAGTGATGTCGTTTGTTTCATCATAGACAACAGGGTCAACACCAACTGCTGGGCTAACCGGACGTGTAGCCATGTCTAGTACAGGGTTACCGCTAAACCCAGATGCAGTCGCAATAGTAGAACCAGCTGGCAACTCATCTAACGCAATAGAACCAATGGTGTATTCAGTTCCATGTTGAGAAACAACGAACACCTCATCGTTAATAATCTTTGCAGATTGAATAGTACCAGGCAATTCCCACTTAGTCCATGCTTGAAATAGATCTTCCTTACCATTATTATAATATCTATAAAGGTACAGGTAAGAGGTATCCCTGTCTACAAGCATCAACACAGAGTTAGGTGGACTGGTAGTAATACCATCAATAGTATCAGGCAACCATTCAAGTACAGCTTTACTGATGTCTATTACAATAGGTGATTGTTCCACACTACGTAGTTGCATAGTAAACAACTTACTATAACCAGGAACACGGCTAACAAAGGCAGTAGTTGTACCTACATCCACAGGTGCAATGTCAGTAGCCATCTCATAGTTAGAGAGTGCACGGATTACTGCAGAACTAGGTGTAAGAACACTAGCATCAGTTGCATACAGTTGGAACTGTTGACGTTCACTAAACAACAACAAACCTTGTGGAGAAGGTAGAACGTCAGACAACACAACAGGACGCACACTAGACACATTAAGATCAATAGGATCTGAGTCAATCTGTGTCAATGCAGATCTAGTAAAGAGATTATAACTATCGTTTGCTACACCAAGAATTATGTTATCTTCAGACAACATACCAAAGCGGTTGCTGTAAAAAAACGTAGAGTTAAGTTTTTTACCAGTATAAGTTACAGGTGATGTATCGTTAACTGTGATAAAAGAGGGAGGTGGGTTAGTAGTATCATCACCAGTCAACCGTCCCTTCCAATCAATAGGTTCAAATGTAAATGTATTTGGACCTGTGTTACTTAACCTGTGAGGCATATAATTAGGATCAAGTCCTGGAGAAACGTCAGGAGCATGAGTCTCTTCCCAATAACCACGCCCCCTATTTATAGTGGAATCATACGCAACAAATTTAACGTAATAGTCATCTTCTGCATTATTACTGTTTAGAATTTTTACAATATGACCACCAAAAGATTCTAAAGGTAATTTGCTAACATTATTTACATCATCTTCAAACACCTCTAGCGAAATGTTATTAACACCACCTCTGGCATCAATATCAAATGCTACAGGATTACCAGTTGGTGCACTGTAGTCAAGAACAACAGACTCAGCTTGTGACGCAGGTACAGCATCAGTGTGCTTAATAACAATACTATTAGCGTAACTTTCTAAATACCACGTACCTGTATTACTAAAATTACTGTCAGTACGAAGGTAGTTTACAATAGCATCAATTAAATGGTGATCTAGATCATTCTCACTTGGAACAGTGGCCCCAGTATTATCTAATACATGAAACAACATATCATCGTATGTTGTGTTATTTGTAGATGTTATAGGGCCGGTACCATTACCGTTAAGGATGTCTATGTTGTTAATGGTAACTGTAAATTCATCATCTGGCGTAAGAGTATTTAATTTGATAGTAGCTACAGAACCAGCTGAAAACGTGCCTGCTGCCTGCATAGCAGTGTTAACAGTTTTGTTGGTAATAATTGTAGTGTCTTGAATACTTCTAAAATGAAAAGAAGGTTCTGTTGCAGGAGCGTCAAAATCAGTTAAATACGTACCAGCGTTATCGGTAATAGTACAGAACGTACCATCTTCTGCAGTCCAAACAAAGATGTCAGATCCTTTAATACAACCAATATAAGACCCAGCAGCAGCACGGTCAATATAAAACCAAGCTGCACCTGCTAGTTCACTTTGGGTATAAGCATCACCATTAGCTTTACGCAACACGTTAGTGTATTTCATACCAGGTCTTTTAAGTAGACCAAAGGTTGCATCAGGATAACCGTTAAGACACTCAGTTACCTGATTCTGTAATTTTTTATCATCATTCTGACGGGATACACCGCCAAGAAAATTAGGAGTTAGCTGAGTTACTGCTGGCATTAGCGTGTCAAGGTATGGAACGGTTGATAAGGTTGATAGTAGTCACCACCTTTAGGTGCTCCAAAGAATGAAACATCTTCTTGGTTACACTCATACTCCATTGCCATAGCACGAGCATAAGCTTCTTTTTGTTGGAGCATTTGATATTGATTAGGGTCGCCAATAATACGGCTAGACACAATACCTGCAGCACGTGCTACAATATATGCTTGGATAGGTTGTGGGATATTTTCCCAGTCAAAGTTCCAAGTAATATCAACATAGAGTGTTTCGTCAGTCCACTTATAAGAGTGGGCTTTTTTGTCGTAGAGTTTACCCCCACGGTTTACAGAAGCTCTACCGATGTTTTGTGTGTAATTTCTATTCAGATCCATTTGGAGCACGTTGTTAGCAATCCGTACTTCGTCGCTAGAATCAGGTGTAATCGGGTAATCGTATTCTTTATTGTAAGACCATCCTTCACTTTGTACTTCACGTGAGACTTCCCTCAGGGTGTTGAGTGCAATCGCAACGTCCGGGTTGGTTTGAGTTTCAACTCTACTTGTAACATTAGATTGGGTTAGACTGGCTTGGGTAACAGTGTTACCGACATTAGTACCGTGATTAATGTTTAGTGTATGGTTATAGTAAATAGGGCTGAGTGTGAGGTTAGCAGCCGTGGCAGTAGTAGCTGTACTAATGGTGTATTCAAAGTTACCACCTCCTACATCGGTAGGACCACTATCTACAGTAACTGGTATAGTAATAGTTGAACTACTAATAGACACACCTTTAGGAATGAAGGCAGATGTAGAAGTAAGTGTAGTACCAGAAGCACTAGCATTTGGAGTAAACACAGCACGTGTCGTAGCAATAGATGTGTTGTCTTCCACACCAGTACCACCAATGTAAGACCCTTGGGTCAAATCACTTTTAGAAGTATACAGTGTAGTGCCAGTAATATAACCTGTGAACCTAGAGGTTTCACTAAGTACAAGAGTTTCTTCAGTTGTCAACGTGGTTACAGGAGCCTGACCAACTGACGCCAGGATCTGATTAACAGCTTGTAGCTCAGTGTTGGAGCCAGTAGTAGGGAAAGGCATAATTGTAAATGAGTCTTATTCTCAATAAAGAATTAAAAAAAAGGAGCCCCCGAAGGGCGGACGAAGTACGTCCACCAAGAGGCTCCCAAAGAAAGATCAGAATGCACCAGGCTTGACGTTGGTAGCATAAAGCTCAACGGCAGCAGCGGGATTCAGGTAGTCAGCGCCCATGGCGAGACGACCCAGGATCACATCACCCTGATAGATAACGGAGACATCGCCACTGGTGACTTGCACCTGAGGAGCGATAGCTTCCACACAACCAGCAGCTTCACGCTGGAAGATCAGACCACAGGAAGTAGCGCCGACTTCAGCAGCAGTACCAT